CAGTTTCTGGTCTACGCCGGTAGGCACCCCGAGCTTGAGTTCCAAGTCACACGTGTGGGATGTGGGCTCGCGGGCTATACCGACGCGCAGATCAGCCCCATGTTCAAGACTGCTACGAAGAACTGCGTACTGCCGGGGGAGTGGGGAACGTAAAAATAGCGTAAACTCCCCTACTAATTTACTATTTTTTTGAAGGAAGGCCCACCATGACCAAGCTAGGGGGGCGCCAAGCAGGCACCCGGAACAAACCGCTGCTGGAACGCATCAAAGCAAACCAGTCTCGGCTAGAAAAGATTTTGCTCGACCGAGCGCTGGCTGGAGACAGCCAAGCCATCGAAGCGTGCCTGCGTCGCATCGCGGAGGCAGAAGCACAGGAGAAGAAAGTCAGCAAGAGCGGCAAGGCCGGAGCGCCTGCGCCGCAACCCACGTGAGCGCGGGATCCACGGAAGCGGCGGCACTCTACAACCAATACGTTGCACTGCCTCCCCATGCCCGTGCCGAATTCCTAGCGCTGATGAGAGGCACGGGGGCGTTGAAGGAACCCAAGGCGTCTCCACCACCAGGGCGCCTTCCTTCACTGCTCTACGAACGGATCAAGAGCAAGCTCTATTCCTTCCGAGGCATCGTCTTGCCCCCACTGTCCACGCTGCGCAAGACGAGCGCGGAAGAAGAACTGGAGGCGGCGGTGCGTTGGTTGCAGAGCGGGCAGAAGGTTCCACTCGAAACAATGACGGGGCTCATTGAGGTGGCCGCCGACGCGGTGGCGCTGGAAATCCCCTGGGGCAACAAACACGAGAAAGTCACAGCGCAGTCCGTGACCTCCCGACTTGCCCTCATCCCCTCTGCGGTGGACCGCGCGTTCCCCGGCTACCAAATGAACGGCCTGCTCCACACCGTCGCCGCTGCGATAGGAGGGGGCAGGCTTCCGATTGTCAAAGACCACACTTGAATTTGGCTCCACAAGAGCCAATACTTTTCCAACAGGAGAAACAGAAATGACACAAGCAGAAACGAAAGTGGACTATGCACTGATGGCGAAGACCGCCATCAGTCGAGTGACGAGCCTTACAGAAAGCATTGAGGGTGTCACGCAGAAGATCAAAATGTGCCGCGAAGCGTGGTGCGATTACGGCGCTGCCTTGCTTGCGCAGCGGCAATTGATGCCGAGCAACAACGAGTTCGGCGCGTGGGTGAAAGCCAACGCGCTCGACACCGGCTTGGCAAAGAGCAACGTCACCCGCAGCAATGCGATGTGGCTGGCAGCGAACTGGGAAAACGTTTTAGCTGAAGCTAAGGCACTGAAGCACCATAGCCCCCATAACCTGCGCCAGGAGTGCCGTGAGGCGGGGTACGCTTGGGCCTTCGATCACGCGCTTTAACCGTCAGCTGGAAAAGGCTAAGGAAGCAGAATTCCAACGCTTGCAAGCCCAACAGCATGAGGAGATCAAGAAAGGAGTTGAACTCCTGGTCCAGGAGACTCGGGCCGAGCTTCGAGAACTGCAACGCAAAGCAAACACCCTCTTCCACGAATGTGTGCTCCGGGAGAAAAACTTTGACCAATGGATGACCGAGGTTGAGTACAAGAAGGTGCTTGGCTGTCTCGCATCAGATCGGCAACCCCCGGAGCTACGGGCACGGTTCGATGAAGCAACAATCATCTTCCGGCGACTACGCACTCACATTTCGCACGATGGAAAAGAGTTGAAGCTCCACGGATGGAAGACATGAACACCACCCAACAGGAGGGGGCAGGCTTCCGATTGTGAAGGAGAGAGCGTAACCAACCCCATCCGGGGGTTTCCCGGACCACAAGCAAACCAGGAGAAATAGCAATGAATACACCACAAACCGAAAGCCTCCCCTCCCCACGTGGCCGAGGGCAAATGAGCAAGAATGAAAAACAAGGGTTGGTGCCTTTGGATGAAGAGGGAGTTCTTTATGAAGCCAAGAAAACAGAGCTTCAAATCGATAACGACTACCAACGCGCGGTGAATAAAACTAGGGTGGAGACGCTTGCGCAGATGTGGTCTTGGGCCGCTTGCGGTGTGCTCATAGTTGCAGAACGGTCGGACCACACCCTTTGGGTGATTGATGGTCAACATCGACTCCTCGCGTCAATGCTTCGGGAGGACATCAAAAATCTCCCTTGTTTAGTGTTCAAGTCACTCGGTATCGATGATGAAGCTCTCGCCTTTTACCGCATCAACGCCGTGCGTAAGTACGTTTCAGCGCACGACAAATTGAAAGCCTTAGTGACGGGAAAAGACCGCCTTTCACTGGACGTCATGAAAACTATGGAAGAGCAAGGATACAAACCTTCCGCAACATACAATGTCGCCTACACAGTCCCCTGTATTGCTGCTTTCGTTTCCGCCATGAAGAGTAACCGGGGTGTCTTTGTGCGGGTTTGGCCTTTAATTGCCCGACTCCACGAAGGAGTCCCCATCAAAAAACCTATCCTCGATGTGGTGTTGTATCTCGGCAAGTTCGCGAATGAAGACATTTCTTCCCCCCTCTGGACGGAGAGAATTTTGACGGTTGGTCTCGAAAAAATTGACCACACCCTCGAGTTGGAACGTGCCAAAGCTCAGCACAGTAGTCGTAAAGGTTTTGCGTTAGCCGCCATGGCCCTCTTGAACAAGGGGCACCGCACTGCCCGCCTCTCCTTACGTGAGGAGGAAGAGTGATGATCCCCATCTTCCCTGACATCAACGTCGGTCCCGCCGCCTACTCCCACCTCGCAGAGGATGGGAAGCTGCTGGTCTCCAACATCTTCTACACCTTCCAGGGTGAGGGACCCTACGCGGGCCAACCCGCTGTGTTCATTCGCCTTGCGGGGTGCAACTTGGGGGACAAGATTTCTTGCAACTTCTGCTTTGAAAAGAGCACGTTGCTTTCCGCACCTGGAGGAACCAAGCCCATAGGTTCCTACAACGTCGGAGAAGTGCTCTTTGCCCTAAACAAGGAGGGGGAGTTGACGAACACCACCATCACGAAGAAGCTAGTGCGTAATGTTGAGGCCTCGGAAATGGTCTGTGTCAAATACATCCTTCCCAACACCACCTCCGTCAGAAAACTGTACTGCACGACAGACCACCCCTTTCACACGACCAAGCGCGGCTTTGTTCAGGCGAAGGACTTGGAAGTTGGGGAACAGGTCTACCATGTTGCAGGGAATCAAGTGATTTCTGAACAACACAAAAATCTGTTCAAAAGGAACGGTGCCGTCATTTTGGAAGTGCGGCCTTTGCTCACGCAAGAAAGAAATGCCAGAGCCAATCCTCTAGGCAAGATCGAAGTAGTGAACTTCACCTGTTCCCCCTACAACACCTTCGTGATCCGTGGGGTGCACGTTCACAACTGTGATACTGATTTCCGCTTCGACAAAGGAGCAGTCCTCAGCGCCAACAACGTCGCCGCGCGCTTAGATAGATACCACTACAAGACGGACCTCATCGTGCTCACGGGCGGCGAGCCCCTGCTGCAAGCAAAAGCACTTTTCAAAGTCATGGGGATGGTGGAGACCCTCAACAAGCGGCAGTACCGTTGGCAGTTTGAAACGAACGGCGTGTTGCTGGACACGCAGTTCCCTGAGCAGCTTATCTATCAAGCGTTCCGCTTCTTCTTCGTCATCAGCCCCAAGATCATCGGGGGTGTGTACCGAGCCCTGCCAGAGGGCTTGGATCGATTGCGCTCCACCGAGGCTGCACTCAAGTACGTGGTGAGTGCGGACAAGGCCAGTCCCTACCATCATCTGCTCCTGACACAAGTGCCGCAGGGCATTCCCATCTACATCAGCGGGCAAACCGAGTATGGACCAGCAGATGAGTTGGCAAGTCCGGGGCACCCTGTGAACCTCTTCTCCATGTCGGAGATGGGGAGGCGGCGCACCGCCGCCAACTGGGCCTACGCTGCGAAGCTGGCATTGGAGCGTGGCTATCGCGTTAGCTTTCAAACGCACCTGCTGGCGGGGGTGGAGTGATGTCAGAAGGCCTCATCGGATCGTTGCAAGACAACGTGGCAGCACTCGCCGTGTTCAGCATCAAGGGTGCCCCCATCGTGCGAGCGAGCGTGGACGTGTCTTTGTTCACCAGCCGCGTCTACCGGGACATCATCACCCGGGCCTACGCGTTCCTGGACAAGTTCAAGAAGCCCATCAACGAGCACATTGGTGATCACTTCGAAGACCTCATAGAGAAGGGGGACGAGCACGGGGAGCTTCTAAGCGCGGTGCTCCTAGAGCTGCACAGCCTTTGGACCGACAAGTCACGGGGCTTCAATGAGGACTACGTTCTTGCCGACCTGGAACGCTTTGTGCGCCAGCAGTCCCTGAAGGTGGGCATCGTGCAAGCTCATGCCGCCATCCAGACGGGGGACCTGGAGGCCGCAGAAGCAGAGCTGAACAAAGCCATGCGGGCGCGCAGTGCGAGCTTCACGCCCGGGATCACGCTGCTCGACACCATCAAGCTCTTGTCCGCACCGGAGCAATTCCGAGACACCCTGACGTTGGGCATCAAGGAGTTGGACGTGCACCACCTTGGCCCCGCGAAGCAAGAACTTCACTTGTTCGTCGCCCCGCCCAAGCAGGGCAAGAGCTGGTGGCTAACTCACTGCGCCAAGCATGCAGTCCTTATCAAAGGATGGAAGGGGGTCTACATCACGTTGGAGCTTTCCGAGAAGTTGGTCGGGCGGCGGATGATGCAATCCCTCTTCGCGCTGAAGACAAGCTCCAAGATGGTCGTGCGCCCGCGGTTTGTGATCGACGAGGAAACGAAGAAGCTCGTCAGCATTGACATGGTGGAACGCCCCGACATCATCAGCATCGAGGGGTACAAGGAGATTCGGAAGTTCACAGGCAAGGTGGAGCGCATGGACGGCAAGCTCCTGATCAAAGGCTTTCCCACAGGTAGCTTGACCGTGCATGGTATCGAGGCCTACCTCAGCCTGTTGGACAGTGTCTACAAGTTCGTGCCCGACTTCGTTTGCCTCGACTATGCGGACTTGATGAAGCTCGATGCCAACAACTACCGTCTCGCGCTCGGGGAACTCTACAAGGACTTGCGGGGGCTCGCGGTGGAACGGAACTTCGCGCTGATCACCGCATCGCAATCCAACCGTTCCGGGGCCAACGCCCGCCTGCTGCAAGCGACGGACGTGGCGGAGGACTACAGCAAGATTGGCACCGCTGACTGCGTGCTGACCTACAGCGCATCGGCGCAGGAACGGCGCCGGGGATTGGCGCGGCTGCACGTTGCAGCGGGGCGGGTGGCGGAAGACAAGTTCACTGTCGTCATCGGCCAGTCCTACGCGAGCGGACAGTTCGCGGTGAAGGACGAATCGTTTGGGATGATGAAAGAGTACTGGACATTCGTCGGGAAAGACGAAGACGAAGAAGAATGAGTTTTCTTAGGCTCACGGACATAGGGCGCGCTGCTCTTGCCAAGAGAAAAAATGAACCCCACAGCAAAATTTCATCGTAGGCCAGTGCACAAGCGAGTCCTCCTGGACCCGAAAGCGGTCAAGAAGTTCTATGAGCGGGAACTTGAAGACTGGCGCTGGTTGAAAGAAGTCCCCCACGAAGAACTTCTACCTCTCCTGCCAAAGGGCTTTGAGTTCGCGACAAAGCCCCGCACGCATCAACTCGCTTGCACCGTGCTTGGGACGAAGTTGGACCGATTCCTGTTCTCACTTGAGATGGGCGCCGGGAAGAGCAAAATCATCCTCGATCTCATCCGACTGCGGAAGTATGAGGGAAATCTCTGTGGGGCATTCATCGCCGTGCCCTTCTTGATCAACCTTGAAAGCTGGCGGAACCAGTTGAAGGAGCATGCCCCCGACTTGACCTATGAAGTGTTGGAGGGGGACAAGGCACAGCGTCTAGCGATGCTCAGTCATCCGGAACCGCGCGACGTGTACCTGATCAACTATGCAGGGCTGCCCGTCTACATGGCGGGTGCGAAACGCGAAACCAAGAAAGGCACGAAGCACCGGGCCATTGTGTTGGAGGAGGCTGAAGCCTTCAGCAATCGCTTTGACTTTCTTGCTTTGGATGAGTGCCACATCGGGCTCAGCAGCGTGAAGTCCTTGCAGTACCAACTCACCAAGATGCTCAGTTGGCGCGCGGACTGCTGTTATGGGACGACGGGCACGCCGATGGGGCGCGATCCGGAGAAGTTCTGGCCTCAGATGCACGTCATCGACAAGGGGGACACGCTGGGGCACTCTATCGCGATGTTCCACGCTGCCTACTTCCGGGAGGTCCCCAATCACTGGTCCTACTCCGGATTCGACTACGTGTTTGACAACAAAAAGAAGCTGCACTTGCATCGGACCTTGCAGCACCGCAGCCTACGGTATGAGGACAGTGAGTTCTCGGACATGCCCGCAATCACCTACGTTCGTATCCCCGTGCGCATGACTGCGGTGCAGGTGAAGCGGAACGAGGAGATCGTGAAACTGGCACGGGAAGCGGTACTGGCCGGGGAGCCTCCGATTGCCCCCTTCATCCGTCAGCGGCAAACGGCGGCAGGCTTCATCGCGGTGAAGGGAGAGGACGACACGCGCATTGAGGTCGCGTTCACCCCCAACCCGAAGATCGACGCGCTGGAACAGTTCGTCGGGGAGTTGGACGAAGAGGAAAAACTCGTCATCTTCCATTCGTTCATATACAGCGGTGTGCTCATCAGCGAACTCCTCACCAAGCTGAAGGTAAAGCACTGCGGGGTGGGGCATGGGTACAAGGAACCTGCGCTTCAACTGCGCCGCTTCATCACCGATCCCAAGATGCGCGTCTTCGTCGCCAACTGTGGCGCAGGGAGCACGGGGGTGGATGGCTTGCAGAAGGTGTGTCGCTATATGATGTTCTACGAGAGTCCCACGGGTCCCTCGCAGCGCAAGCAAGCGGAGAAGCGATTGCATCGGGATGGGCAGAAGTACGTTTGCCACGTTTATGATTTGGTAGCGCAGGGTATCAGCATTGACCAGCGCGTGCTCGACAGCATCGCAGAGGGCAAGGACCTCTTTGAGTCTGTAGTCAATGGAAAGGAGATTGTGAAATGAAAGCCTTCCACGTCATCCGCGTGACGGACGACAAATTAGTCACGGTCTGGGGGCTCACGGAGATGCACGCTTGCTCCGTCGCCTTTCCCACGCCCCCTGAGAAGTGCTGGACGCTCGTGAAGACGGAAGACGCCGAGACGCTGGTTCGGGAAGTGAACGGCAGTCCGATCATTCACGGATTCTGTTTGATCGATGATTAAGCCACCTCGTCCCTTCACCTTCTCGCCGCCCCTTGCGGGCAGTGACAAGCTCGCACCGCGGCTACGCACCTGCCCACGCTGCGAGGGCATAAGCGACGGGCGTGGCGGGTGCAACCTCGGCCAGCGGTGGGTGTGCATGCGGTGCTGGCAAAGTTTGAATGCAAAAGCGAGGAACAGAACATGAGCGCACACTGGGCGGATGAGTACCTCACCTTGATTGAAGATTGTGAAACGCGTGAAGCCCGTTTGACGGACTGGGAACGCAGCTTCGTGGATTCACTGCGGAAGCAGATCGAGGGGGGCAAGGCACTCAGTCCAAAACAGATAAACACCCTCGACACGTTGTGGGAGCGGGTGACCGCCAATGGCTAAGTTCAATTGGCGCCTCTTCTGCAAGGAGTACGGGGTGCACTTCGTCGAGCACGGTGCCAACGTGTCAGGCGGAAACGTGAATGTGGCCTGTCCCTACTGCAATGACCCCTCCGAGCACTTGGGGCTATCGCTCGACACCAAAGCCCCCAGCTGGGGGTGTTGGCGCTGCAAAGCGGGCGGACGTTCCCCGGTGCGCCTCGTGTGCAAGCTGGCGGGGGTAACGCTACCTAAAGCCCTGCAAATTGTTGCGCTGCACAATGAAACGTCCCCGGACGAGTTCGAGCGCTTGCTGGAACCCCCCCTAGCACGCGTAATAACGCCCCGTAGCGCTGCGCTAGCGCTCCCCGGGGGGTGTAGGGAGCTTGCCGATGGCAGCGCAGGGGCGCAGCGCTTCCTTGCCTACCTCACCTCCCGTGGGTTTGAGGGGGAAGAGCGGCGGGTGGCCCGGACGTATTCCCTTCATTACGCCCTCGTCGGGGAACAAGCGTGGCGGGTGGTGCTGCCTGTCTACCAATACGGGGCGCTACAAACGTGGACAGGGCGCTCGATTCATGCACAATCCACCCTACGGTACAAGGCGGACTTTGGCGGTAAGATCAAGCAGTGCCTTGCCAACATCGACGTGCTCCTGAAAGGCACGCACAAGGAGGAGACGCTCATAGTAGCGGAAGGTCCGATGGACTTCATGAAGCTCGATTTCTACGGATGTGCATACGGACTGCGCGCCACCTGCACATTCGGAACTGCGTGGAGCATGATGCAAGTGAGCAAGCTCCTTCCCATCGTGCAGCGGTTCAAGCGAACCGTCGTGCTCTATGACAAAGAAGCCTACATGGAAGGCGCTCGCCTCGCCGAAGAGGTGAAGGCCTTCTCCAACTGTGACGTGTCGGCCATGGAAATGACTGGCGCAAAGGACCCTGGGGAGTTGACACCCCGAGGCGTTGCTCGTCTTGCAAAGGAGTTGGCATGAATTACACCGCAGTCAACGAGCAAGAGCTGCGGTACATCCTCGGCAATCAATGCGACCCGAGGCCAGGGGCGTGGTATGTCATCGGCCCCGGCAACAATGCCGTGCTGCGTCAATTAGCTACTTGTGGCAGTGAGCAGGAGGCGCGGCAACGCGCCGAGACGATGAACAGATTACTACTGTCGAGGAGGAAGGCATGAAGATCAAACCCAAGCACGCTGGATACTCCCACGCAGAGGTTGACACGTTTAGCGCGGGGCGTTTGTGGCAAGAGTTCGGACTGCACCGGGGCGTGATGCTGAATGGGAACTATCACTACCTGGGCAATGAGACGGAGGTGGGAGGGGTATCAGGACAGTATCGAATGGTGTTCAGCGCCTTCGTTGCGCTGGGTCCGAACTACACAGCCATCAAAGGCATGAACCCCCGAGCCCCGCTGCAAGGCCCTGTACTGGGGGGGCAAAAGGATTCTGGTATCGCTTCCGCCTTCGAGCGCTACGTGGCTCCGATCCGTGAGTACTTGAACAACGAGCATACGCCCAAGCCCCGGCTCAAGATCAAGGATCGTCCGGGTATCATTGACTACGCTGACCGCCCTGATGTGGGGGCGGAGGCGCCTAGGAAGACAAAGCCAACCATCAAGTTCCGTCAACCCGAGGTGAAGCCGAAGTTTCGCCTCCCCATCAGGAGAGCACAATGACACTCACGTCTACAAAGTCATATTTTGGATATCCCTGCGCCCACCGACAGTGGCGGCATGATGGGAACTGCATGGTCTTGCACGGCTACTCCCGCAGCTTCCACTTCACCTTCGGCGCCAAGGAACGCGACCTGTGCGGTTTCGTCGTGGACTTCGGCGCGCTGCACTGGCTCAAGGATCGGCTAGATTCCTATTTTGATCACACCCTTCTACTCTGCGCCGATGACCCCTTGCTCCCCGAGTTTCAAGAGTTGGAAGCACAAGGGGCGGCGCGGATCGTGATCTTGCCCTACGGTGTTGGGATGGAAGACACAGCGCAGGCCATCGGTGAGTGGGCAGACACGGAGTTGCGCACGAAGACGAAGGGCCGCGCCTGGGTCAACACCCTGGAAGTGGCAGAGAACGAAAAGAACAGCGGCATTTGGACAAACCCGGAAGCGGGCTTCAAGGGCTGGCTGTAAACAATCCCTTTTCCGCCTTTGGCCTCGGGGCGGGAGAAACTCAATCCAATCGAGGCCGCATCAAACGTAAAGGAAGAACTGAAATGGCAAAGACTGACGTGCGGGCGGAGCTTTTGGCCGCTACGAAGATCACCCCCAAAGCGGGCGAAGAAGAGGCGGCGCTGGCACTGCGTGTCGCCACCTACGTGTCGGACAAAGTGTCGGAGGAGGACTATGGCAAGCTCTCCAGCGGCGCGACGGCATGGTTCGAGAAGGCGGTGGCCGCCATCGAGGCCGAGAAGGATTTCACGCTTCCTCCGGCGATGAATGGTGCTGCGTCTCCGAAGGTTGCGGCACCGGCGAAGAAGTCGGCGGCTGGGAAGAAGAAGGGCGCTCCTGCCAAGAAGGCTGCGGGCAAGAAGGAGAAAGCCCCCAAGGCGAAGGCCCCAAAGGAGCCCCGCGTTTCCGCCAGCGGCACCGCGCTGGAACTCATTTGCAAGAAGCCTTCGATCTCCTTGGAGGAACTTGCGGAAAAGGTTTGGGCGCAGAAGGTGGGCATCAGCGAAACGCAGCTCTACGCCGTGTACCAAAACACGAGACGTGTCATCAACGCGCTGCAAGCCGCCGGGAAGCTGTGAGCTCCTCGCGGACGGATGAAGAAATCGTCCGCGACCTTCTTCGCCTTGTTGGAGAAGACCCCAATAGGGAAGGGCTGCGAGAGACCCCCAAAAGGTTTCTCGCAGCTTGGCGTCACTATACGCGGGGATACTCACAAGACCCCGCGCAGGTGCTGAAAACGTTCGAAGACGGGGCGGAAGATTGCGGTGACGAGGTTGTTCTAGTTTCAAACCTGCGTGTGCACACTCACTGTGAGCACCACCTAGCGGAAGTGTTTGGTGTAGCTCACATTGGCTACATTCCAAACGGTAAGATCGTTGGGCTGTCCAAGTTTCAACGCTTGGTAGACGTGTTTGGAAATCGCCTTCAAGTGCAAGAACGCATGACAACGCAAATCGCATCTGCCCTCGTCGAGAACTTGCACCCGATTGCGGTAGGGGTTGTCCTCGAATGCCGACACATGTGCATGGAAGCGAGGGGAGTCTCCATCCGAGGCGCCGTCACCGTGACAAGCGCACTGCGCGGGGCATTCAAAGAGAACGCGTCTGCTCGCGCGGAGTTTTTATCTTTGGTACGCGGAGCTTCACGGGGGGTTCAATGAACATTCACACTGCACATCACCACTACGACCTCAACGGACGCGACACAGTTATAGAAGGCTACATTGAAGCCTCGCTGAATTTTGCCTACTCACACCTAAAGCGCCATGTTTGGTCGATGCTTGACGTTGGGGCCGACTACGGGTACGCGATGCACTATGCTGAGGATAGTTTGGAGTGTTCACGGGCGGTGGGGATTGAGCCTTACCTCAAGCACAATCCTTGGGGGCTAGACATTAGAAGGATTTCAGCAGAAGACCCCCGCCTTCGTTTGGAAGTAGAAGGTGAGTTCGATCTGATCTTTCTAAACCACACGCTGGAGCACTTCTATAACCCAACCCTCGTGCTCTCTAACCTAGAGCATGTGAGAAGTGCTGAAACCAAATTGTTTGTCGCCGTCCCGCACGCGAACAGCGAGTGGTCGAAGTGGGAAGGGCACTTCAGTATTTGGACATCAGACTGGTTAGATCATTTCTGTCGCACCAACGGGTGGCGCTGTGTCGAGCTAGTTGAACGAGAGCTTCGTCCAGGGTGTGTTGAGGTGTGGGGGGTGTTCGAATGAAGCACGTTTGTCTTCTCTACAGTGGGGGGCTCGATTCCTTCCTACTCTACAAATGGGGCAAAGCCCAAGGCTGCGAAATCACGTGTGTGTTCTTCGACATTGGCCAGCCCAACGTTGTCAAAGAATTGGCAGCCATCAAAGTCCTTGGAATCGCAGCAGAGTATCGGCGAATCGAGTGGTTGCAGGGGCTGCCACTTTTCCCTCCCAATCCAAGCTCCTTGTCCGGTAACATCATGATCCCAGGAAGGAACCTAGTTCTGTGTGCTTTGGCGGCATCGATTTACCTTCCAAACGAAATTTGGCTTGGTGCGCTCGCAGGAGAGACCCACGACCTCGCACATGACAAGAATTATCGGTTCCTCGAACAAACCAACGACCTCTTTGATTACGTTTTTTCGACCTACGGGCATCAACCCCGCTTGGTCTTTCCGTTTGCAGATTTAGGGTGGTCAAAGCTAGACGTTGTTCGGGAGTTGATGCAAGCCGGAATCGTCACCGCTGATGAGGTCATGACGACCAGCTCTTGCTTGTTGGCGGGAGAACAAAAGAACTGTGGTGAGTGCGTCGTTTGCCTACGCCGTTGGGGGATTTTCACTCAACTTGGCTTCGAAGAAAGCTACGCTGTATCTCCCTTGGCCTCAAAAGAAAATAGGAGGATTGTGTATGAGATGTTGAGACCCTCCTCCCACTATGATGACAAGAGGAAGGCAGAGGTCTTACCAGCGGTGCTAAAAGTCTTGGGGCTACCGCAAGACTGTCCGCCCCTCATCGTCGAGAGGTCATTACGCTGGGCGTTCTCCAACGAAGGGGAAAGGTAGATGGTCATGCAATCTTCTTCGGCGTTCGTGGGGATCGAGCGGAACAACACGTCAGCCCTCGGCAAGCTCACACTGTTCCTCGTAGGGCTACCAACAAAAGCGCAGGTGGAACAGTGGATCGATACATTACAAGAGCAACCACAACTCATTGCCCTGCCACTTCGACTGTCACATCTGTATTTTGGTGTAGAGGGATCGTTTGACGGGATGGACAGTGGTGATTGGGTTGCCTTAATCAAGCACTTCGTTAGAGAGGGTTTCTGGTGCACGCTCCAGATGAAGGCTTCGCAAGTCACGCTCATTTCTAAGACAGGCCTATGCAGACAAGCGAGGTTCATACCGCTGATCTCTGTTGCCCTACCACAAACAATAGAGCTGGGAAGCACGGCCACTCTACGTGTTTCCTCTAGCACTGGCGGAGAATGGTCCCTTCCGCTTTCTTCTGTGACGTCACGGGCAACGAACAACGCACCAATTACCTTTCAACCTATCCCATTCACATGAAACCAAAAATTAAGCAGGCGTTTACGTACCCATTGGCACTAGACAGCGGCGCGTACTCCTTCTACACAAAGCACGCGGCACCGAGGACGGCAGAGGGCAAAATAATTCGCACCTATGGTTCGAACCACTCTTACGCAACATCCCTTGAGTTCAATCGGTACCTCGATGACTACATGACGTACATCAAAGAGAACGGGCATCAATTTTCTTTTTGCGTTTCGTTAGATGTTATTGGCGATCCTGTTCGGTCCGCTGAGATTTTCGACGAGATGACCAAGCAAGGACTGCGTGTGATGCCCGTCTATCACTTTGGTGAAAACGAAAAGTTTCTACGACACTACATGGACGTCACCGATTACGTTGGCATTGGTGGCTTGGTCAAGACAGGGACACCGGCCGGATCGCGTTCCTTCCAAGAGCGAACGTGGAAGGTGGTGTGCGACAAAAAGGGGAGGCCCCGTGTTCGGCTCCACGCCTTTGGTTTGAGCAGTTTCAAACCCCTGTTCAGATATGCGTACTACAGCATTGACAGCCAAAGTTCCTTTTGGTGGTCACGCTATGGATGCATCATGCTCCCGAGAAGGGGTGTGCGGGGGTTTGATTTCTGTGCAGTGCCGTTGATCTTTCCTCTGTCTAAAGGACGCTCGACAGCGAAAAACCACCTAGACCATCACCCACCCGGCGGCATGGTACGCGCAACGTTAGATGAGTACATCGCTGGGATGGGCGTGGCACTAAAGGAAGTGCGCGAAGAATACGGGGCCAAAGACTTTGCGAATATGTACTTTATGAACAACATGATGAAAGACATCTCGCAAAAGCACAGCGAGCGGCTGGGGGTGCCGATGAGCATGATCTACTACGCTTCTGGCAACTTCAGCACGTCCACAGACATCTTCCGCAGTTGGATGGGGAAGTTGGCCTTGCAAGGGCAAACCAAACAGCTTGGGTACCTTGGGACCTTTGCTGCGTTGCGGCCAGTGATGGAGTTACTTGAGAAAGGAACAACATGAAGACCGAGTTGTTATTGGCTACGTTGAAGGATTGTCGAGGTGCAATTGAGAACGTCTCTGTCTTCCCCGTGTTTGGGCACTTCTGTTTCTGCGAGACCTACGTTTATTCCTTCAACGATGTTTGCGCAGTAGTGGCGCCATTACATAGTGGGATCAATGCAGCGCTCAAAGCGGACACGCTTTTGGGGGTGCTTTCAACCCTAGGAGAAGAAGTCGAGTTGGAGCAGGCAGAAAACGAAGTTACGTTAAGAAGCGGCAAGATCAAGGTTTCGCTCGCAAGTCGTTCACCAGAAACCTTTGTCTTCGAGCCCCCAGACCCACAATGGGCACTTGAGCTAGAGGTAACGGAAGAGCTGATGCAAGGCCTCACACTGTGCTCACAAACAGTTGGCGACGATAGTCAACACCGAGAATTTTCTGGTGTTACTTTCGAAGCACGACAAGGCAAGCTCACACTCTACAGCAGCGACGACGTTAGGGTCTCGCGTTTTAACGCCGGCAAGACTAGCGTTGTCGGGTCATGGATCCTCCCAGCTAGAGGATGTGGTCTATTAACCACTGCTTGGGGGAGCACCAAGACCAAGGGTCCCGTCACCTTGTGCCTAGGAAAGGAGTGGGTACTGCTCAATACTCCGGAACTCCTCGTCTACTCAAAAGTTCTTCCCGAGCACGCCCCCGACTTCGACACAATCATCAAGAGGCTCCTCCTTCCGAGGGCTGTGTGGCACGAGGTGCCAGCTGCTTTATGCGCGGCGGTTCTTAGGGCAGAGGTGTTGGTCAACAAAGACAGTACCGCAGGTGTTTGTCTTGCTTTAGACAAGGGCCAGATCAATGTGTCGCTGTTCGAAGGAAACCTATCACAGGAAGGGACTTTCGAAGAAAGTATCACGCTCAAGAAAGCTGACGGGAACACAGCGCTTACCCTCGGCATTGTCAAGTTGAATCAATCCCTTGCAGGCATGGAAGAGTTGATGTTCAGTCCGCTGTGTTTGGGACTGCGCAATGGGGAATACACATGCTGCATAGCCCCCTTCGGGCAGGAGTAGTTTGTGGGATTCTTCTTCGCTTCCAAACCACCACTGAATAAGGTCAAGGGGTCACCACGAACGCCCGTGGCAAGGCAGCCCCGAGAACAAACAACAGTCATCCCCATCCGCACACTCGGAGAGTCCCATGGCGGCTGTGCACGGTGCCCACTCGACTCCGAAGCAAAGCACTTGCATCATCCCAAGATGCTCCCCACGGGAAGCGACGATCCTTTGATCTACGTCTTAGGCGAAGCGCCAGGGCGACAGGAAGACGAGCAAGGTGAGCAGTTCATCGGGCGCAGTGGGGAGTTGATCCGGGACTACATTCCTAAGGAGCTAGACAAACACATACGCTGGAACAACTCCGTACGGTGCAGACCACCTGACAACCGAACCCCTACACGGGAAGAATTGGTTTGCTGTTCACAGTACCAAGTGGAAGACATCGAGCGCACAAAGCCTGCTGTGATCATGGGCTTTGGAAACGTGCCCTTGCAGTGGGCCACGAACGAAACGGGCATCACCGATTGGCGGGGCACCCTGGTCCCGGTACGCATCGGTGCGCACGCGTGCTGGTATGCGCCGCTGTGGCCCCCGTCCTACATCTTGCGCGCAAAGAACGACCGGAAGATGGGGGAGGCATTCTTCGAGACCTACAAGAGAGACTTGAATCGGGTCTTCGACATGCTGCCCAAGTTGGAGGAACCCTTCGTACCGCAAGGAGACGAACTCGACGCGGGGATTTGGTTAGAGGAGAGCTACTCTCTGGACGAGGTGCACGCTTCGCTGAAACAACTTGAGGGGGAGCAGGCGGTAGACATTGAGACCAACGGCATTCGACCCTACGCAAAGGATTCCAAAATTCTCAGCATCGCGTTTGGTACTTGGGAACTCTCCTATGCAATCCCCGTACTGCACCGCGAGGCAAAGTGGCCGGAGCACAAAATCAAAACCCTGTGGAAGATCATCGGGGAACACATGCGAAAGAAAGGCAACGTGCTCACTGCCCACAACCTCAAGTTTGAGCAGGAGTGGTTGTCCATGCCTTTTGCGCTCGGGCGCGATTTACTGTTCGAGGTGCGGTGGGGAGACACGATGGCGCAGGCTGAAGTGCTCCGCACCCAGTCCATGTATTCGAAGAGCCTTGATGTGCGTTGCACCGCTTTGATCGGGGTACCAGAGAAATCGCTTGACGACCTGGACCGGAAGCGCTTGGATTTTTTCCCCCTCGCGAAGGTGTTGAAGTACAACGCACGTGACACCAAGTTCACCGACTTGCTGCGGCAGATTCAAGGCAGGCAAATAGAGGAGGCCGGACTTCAGAAAGCGTATGCGTTGATGGTAGACCGCTGCGCCGCATTGACCATTGCACAGCAGGAAGGCGTCGTGCCCGATACAGCATTCGCTGAAGCAAAGCACGTCGAACTGAAGAACACGATAGAGAAGATGGAACGGGCCGTTCAAAACCTTCCCGTCGTGCGCGAACTTGTGGCGGAGACTGGAAAACCCTTCAACAGTGGCAGTCCTGCGCAACTGACCGTCCTGCTGAGGGACCGGCTGAAGCTGAGTGATGGGTGGAGGGAGGTCAAGGGCGTGCGCAAGTACAGCACCGATGAGGAGGTGCTCAGCAAAATCAAACACCCGATAGGCAAGCTCATCCTTGAGAAGCGGGGGCTCGTGAAGCTTGATGGGACCTACGTGCTCGGGGGGTGCAGGAAGGAGAGCTTCCCAGAAGAGAAGGGGTGCGGAAAGTTGCTGTGGGATGATGGTCTGATCCACACCAACTATAACCACCTCGTGGCGAGCACAGGCCGACTGTCTTCGACTGAACCAAACCTTCAGAATTATCCCAAGCGTGAGCACAAGGAAATCCGCAACTGCATCACTGCACCCCCAGGACATAGGATGGTGAGTGTGGACTACGGACAGATTGAAGCGCGGGTGATTGGAATGGCATCCCGCTGCCCCGTGCTATGCAAAGCATTGTGGGAGCACTATGACGTGCACATGGCGTGGACTCAAACACTCAGTAAGGCATTCGAGTACGTGCTGGTGCCTTACCGGAAGGAGACGAAAGGAGATGAGACGAAGGCGCTAAAGTCGTTTCGCAGTGACGTGAAGAACCAGTGGACGTTCCCCCTGTTCTTCGGTTCCCAATTGTCCTCGGTCGCTGAGGCGTTGAAAATACCAGTCAACGATCTCAAACCACACTTCAACCGCTTCTGGGAGATGTTCGCGGAAGTGAAGCGCTGGCAGGAGCGCGTGATCAAAGGCTACCGAGCAAACGGGTACGTCGAAACCTTGACGGGGCGACGGCGCTGGGAACCTTTAGGGTTCAACGAATGTATCAACAGCCCAATCCAGGGCACTGCATCCGACATTGTGGTGGACGCGATGAAACGCGTCGCTGAGCACGCCTACGAAACAAAGAAATGGCATCGGGCGGCGCGTCTGAACGTGCACGACGAGTTGGATTTCTACCTTCCTCAGGAAACCCTGGAGGAAGACATCGACGCCATAGCGAAGCTCATGTGCGTATGCCCCTTCGACTTCATCAACGTCCCGATTACGATAGAGATATCAGTTGGTTCCTGCTGGGGAGA